TGGGCGCTGGTCGCCCCGCTGGCCGAGCGCTGGTCCACCGTCGAGGTCGGCGTCGAGCCGACGATGATGGGCACGACCCTGGTCCGTTCGGCTGCAGCGGCCGGCCTCCAGCCGTTCGATACCAGGGCCGACGGTGACAAGATCACCAGGGCGATCCCGTACGCGCACCTGGTCAAGGCCCGCCGGGTATGGCTGCCGGCGGCTGCGGCGTGGCTGGACGAGTGGATCGGGGAACACGCCGACTTCCCGACTGGCAGCCATGACGACCAGGTGGACGTCGGCGCCTACGCCGCTCGGCTGGTCGTCGCCGAATGGAACCCGGTTACCGACACCGCCGGCCAGGTCAACGGCTACCGCGCCGGCGGCCGGGATCGGGAGATCGACTGGGACGCAGTACCGATGTAGGCCGGGTGTGCGCGAGGATCGTCAGGCAGGGGCCGACATACCGTCGGCCGACACGAAGGTTGAGACCGCGCAGGGCACCCGATCGGGTGCGCGGGCTGCCGTAGAAAGCGGCCAGTCGGAACCAACGGCGGCCGGCCGTGATCTTGATGCTGGCACCGACCTGATCCGGTGACCGTTCGCTGTGAAGTTCGACCGCGAGTAGCGTCCAGTCGCTCATGGTCGGCCGTCCAGATAACGCACCGGCACGGCTTCGATGAAGTGCTGGTCGCCGGGATCGACGGGAGTGCGGACGGCAGTCACCACATAGACCGCCACCCTGCCGCTCTCCATCGGCAACAGGATCTCGTCTTCGAGTCGCATCCTGCCGGCAAAGCAGTGGCCGGAGAAGATGGGTGCTCCGTCGGGTATCCAGTCGGGCGCGTCGGCAACCGTGCGGACCGTGCGTCTGATGTGACAGGCGTGGCCCCAGCCTGGGATGCGGTAGTCGTGGACGGCCATGGAATGCCAACTCCTCGCCTAGTGACGCGGGTGCCGTATCGCGGCCCGCGCGATGGTGAACGGCAGCAGCAGCAACGCCAACAGACAGGAGCCTTCGCCAGTCGTGGCAGCGAGGTTCGCGGATCGGGTGGCGTCGGCGGTGTTCTCGCCGGTCCGGAGCCGCTGGTACTCCTCGCAGGAGTACGGAGCGTGGTTGACCCGGCATTTTTCGCAGGCGGCCATAACAATCTCCGTTCGTCGGGTGGTGGCTTGAGGTTACCACGTGAGACAGACCCCGGGGAGGTGCCGTGACCGCCCCCAGCCATGCCGTCGGGATCGTCGATGACTCCGCCGTGTTCTCGCAGTGGGCCGGGGTCTACGGGGACATCTTCGAGACGGTGCCTGACCTGTACCACCCGATGAGCGTGCAGACCTACGCGCAGATGCGGCGCGATCCGAAGCTGAAGTCCATCCTGTCCGCGCTGACCCTGCCGGTCCGCCGAGCCACGTGGCAGATCAACCCGGCCGGCTGCCGCCCCGAGGTCGTACAGGTCGTGGCCGACGACCTCGGGCTGCCGATCGCCGGGCTGGACCAGGAGCCGACCGGCGCCCGAGTGCGCGGGGTGAAGTGGCACGAGCACCTGCGACTGATGCTGCTGCGCGAGGTGTTCGGATACATGCCGTTCGCCCACGGCTATGAGATCCGCGACGGGCTGGCCCGGCTGGTCACGCTGGCCGTGCGGATGCCGCAGACCTGGTACGCGGTCAAGACCGACAGTGACGGCGAGATGGAGTGGGCGCAGCAGCGCACCGTGGCCGGCCAGACGGAGACCCCGCAGATCCCCGCATCGTCGCTGACCTGGCATGTGCGCGAGCGGGAGGGCTCCAACTGGTGGGGCACCTCCGCCCTGCGCGAGTCCTACGCCGCGTGGCTGATCAAGCGAGAGATGCAGCGCGTGCTGGCCACCGGCAACCGCAGGTTCAACGCTGGCGTGCCGACAATGCGGGCGCTGCCCGGGACCACCCCGTCCCCGCGGCAGATGCAGGAGGCGCAGCAGTCGGTGTCTGCGGTCCGGGTCGGGGACCAGGGCGGTATCGCGGTGCCGCCCGGCTTCGCGCTGGAGCTGGTCGGCATCAGCGGCTCAACCCCGGACACGCTCTCGTTCCTGCGGTTCCTCAACGAGGAGATGAGCGCCACCGCGCTGGCCGGATTCCTCGACCTCCAGTCCACCCGCAACGGCTCCCGCGCGCTCGGCGCCGAACTGGTGGACGTGTTCATGCTGACCCTGCAGACCCTCGCGCTGGACGTGGCGGCGACGGAGACCGAGCAGACCGTGGCCCGGCTGGTCGGCTGGAACTGGGGTGAGGACGAGCCGGTGCCGGCCATCGAGGTGGCCGATGTCGGGTCCTCCCGCGAGGTGACGGTCGAGGCGATCCAACTGCTTACCGCCGCGATCCCGGCGCTGGCCAGCGATCAGGCGCTACAGGACTGGGTGCGCCGGGAGTGGCGGCTGCCGCCTCGCGATCCCACTCAGCCAGCACCGACTCCGCCTCCCACAGTGCCGGCCGCGCCCGCAGTGGAACCGGCAAAGATCGTGGCGGCAGGGCAGCCCACGCTGTTCGACCCTCCGGGTGAGGTCGAGCCGTGACCGGGCCGACCGTCCTCACCGCGCCGGTGCTGACCACGGTGCCGAGAGTGGAATTGGGTGCCGTGGGCCGCTGGAACATCAGCAACATGCAGGGATGGGAACCGACCCCGGACGACTTCGCTTCCGCTGTGGCCGCGCTCGGATGTCCGGCAGTGCGCAGGCCGGTTTTGAAATGGGGCCACACCGGGGTATCCGGCGCGGGCGATCCGGCGCTCGGGTGGATCGACAACATGGCGGTCACCGAGGACGGACAGGTGCTCGTCGGCGACTTCTGCGGCATCCCCGCATGGCTGGCCGCAGAAGACGAGGCCGGCCTGTCGGTGCTGTCCTCCGCCTACCCGGACCGCTCGGGCGAGTGGGAGCACAACTACGTCTGCCAGTTGGGCCATACCCATCCCTTCGTGCTGCATGCGATGGCGTTGCTCGGTGTCGAGCGACCCGGTATCGGCACCCTGCAATCGCTGCACGATCTGTACTCCATCCCGCTCGCGAAGGAGCCGCCGATGCCTGCCGCGTCCGCCGATGGCATGGCGATCTCGGCCGCCACCGCTGACGATGTCCGGGCCGCCTACTATGCCGGCCCGGGCGCCAACCCGCAGTTGTACATCCGCGAGATGTACATCGATCCGCCCGAGCTGATCGTCCAGAACGACGCCGACGGCACGCTGACGCGTGTCGCGTACTCGATCAACAGCAAGGGCGCCGTGACCTTCGGCGATCCGCAGAAGGTCAAGATGCAGTACGTCAACGCCCGGACGGCCAGCGAGACACCGGCGGTCGCCTTCGCCTCGCTGGTCGAGGCCCGGCCGGCCGGGCAGATCGCGTCGGCGGTGTCCGACAAGCCGTGGTCCGATTTCAGCCAGGCCGACTACACCGACGCCCAGTGGCATGCCGCCTGCCTGATCCACCTGCACTCCGGGTCCGGCTCCTATCCGAAGTCGGACTGCAAGCTGCCGGTGAAGGAACCGGGTGGCGCGGTCAACCGCAACGGCGTGCACGCGGCGGCCGGCCGGCTCAACCAGGTGACCGGCATCACCGCCGAGCAGAAGAAGGCCGCAGCCAAGGCGCTGGTCGGCCTGTACCGGTCGCAGCTGAAGGAAGACCCGCCGCAGGCACTGCTGGACATGGCTGACGCCTCGGCCCCCGTCACTCCCGTCGCCGCCTCGGCCGCGGGTGCCCCGACCACCCAGGAGGGAGCCGGCATGGACCCGGCCAAGCTCCGCGAGGCGCTCGGCCTGCCGGCCGACGCTTCCGACCAGGACGTGACGGCGGCGTTCGCCGCAGCCACCGCCACCCCGACCCCACCGACGCAGCAGCCCGCAGCGGCCACCCCGCCGGAGCCGGTCGTCCCGGCCGCAGGTGCCCCGCCCCGGCCGGCCGGCGGGGTGGTGACCATCGACGCCTCCCAGCTCGCCGAGTTCCACGCCGCGAGCACCCGCATGGCCGCGCTGGAGCGGCGCATGCAGGAGCGCGACCGTGACGACGTGATCACGGCGGCAATCAAGGAGGGCAAGTTCGGCCCCGCCCGCCGGGCGTACTGGGAGCGGTACTGGGATTCCGACCCTGAGGGCGCCAAGACCCTCATCGCCAGCCTGGAGAAGAACCTGGTGCCGGTCTTCGCAGCCGGGTTCGCGGGTGGCGACGACGCCGAGGGCTTCGAGGAGGCCCAGTTCGACCACCTGTTCCCGCCCGGCCAGCGGTCGGCGGACCTGCGGAAGATGGGGGCGTAAGCCGTGGCCGACTACACCCCGGTCTACCTGCCGGGTGCGATGATCACCATGACCACCTCGGGCATCGTGGCCGGCGGTGACGTGCTGGTGGTCTCCGGCTCGGATACCGTCGCCAAGAACGCGGGCGCGTCCTCGACCAACTACGTCGGGATCGCCGCGCACGATGCCGCCTCCGGTGCCCGCGTCACGATGTACGGGCGCGGCACGGTGCACGAGTCGATCGCGGACGGCGCGATCACCGCAGGCGACCAGATCGTTTCGACCTCGACCGCGTCCCGGCAGGTCAAGACGACCGGCGCCGTCGGTGCCCCGACCGCGCAGGGTGTCACCGACACCCGCGCGGTGATGGGCATCGCGCTGCGCACCGCGGCGGACAACGCCAAGGTCCGCTGGATGGCCTTCTAACCTCCCGAGAGGAGTCAACGACATGCCCGGTTCGTTCCCGGCTGCTCCTCCCACCCTCTCGGGTGATCTGGAGACCGTCAGCCGGTTCCTGCAGTTCCCGTCGTTCCTGCGGCGTCGGCTGCGCGGCTTCGGCGACCTGCGGTTCGTCTCCGACCAGTTGCTCACCCAGCGGTTCCGGTCGCAGGGTGGCGCGATCCTGTACGAGCAGACCGAGCCGTTCGTCACCGACCGCACGGTTGAAGCCGTTGGTGCTGGCGCGGAGTACCCCTACGCCAACCTGCCCACCGGCGTCGCTGCCATCGCGGCGGTGCAGAAGTGGGGCCAGAAGGTCAAGCTCACCGACGACGAGATCGCCCGCAACGTCTACGGTGGCGCGGCGGTGGACCGGCAGCTCCGCAAGGTGGTCAACTCGATCATCTCGCGGGTGGACGCGGTGACCCTGGCGGCGATCAACTCCGCCGTCTCGCAGTCCCAGGCCGCCTCGGCAACGTGGTCCAGCGCGACCCCGAAGATCCTCCTTGACATCTTCAACGCCGTTGCTGTGATCGTCGGCCTCAACCTCGGCTACGTCCCGGACACCCTGCTGGTGACCGACACCAAGCTCGCGCTGATGATGGCTGACACGAACGTGACCAACGCGCTGCGCCGGGAGAACACGACCAATCCCGTCTACACCGGGCAGATCGACAGGCTGGCCGGTCTGACAATCGTCAAGACGACGGTGGCCAACCTGCCGGGCGCGGCGGACAACCCGTGGGTTCTGGACTCCACCCAGCTCGGCGGGATGGCCGATGAGGTGGACGGCGCGCCCGGCTACGCCGTGTCGGACCTGGCTGTGGAGGTCAAGAGCATCCGCAAGGACACCGAGGACGCCTGGGACCTCCAGGGCCGCCGCAAGACGGTTCCGGTGGTACAGGAGACCGGTGCCGCCTGCAAGATCACGGGTACGTGATCACATGGCGACCACGTACCGGGTGATCGCACCCTACGTCACCCTGATGCAGAACACGGCGCTCGGCCCGATGCTCACCGGCATGTACGAGGGCGCGCTGGTGGACGGCGACGCGGTGCCGGAGTGGCAGCTCAAGCACCACCTCGACGGCGGCATGATCGAGCCGGTCGAGGCACCGCCGAAGCCGGTCGCGACCGCTGCGCCGACCACCGAGCCGGCCAGTGACTCCGAGCCTGCCAAGGGCGACGAACTGAAGCAGCCAGCCCTGGCCGCGCCCAAGGCCGACTGGGTGGACTTCGCCGTGTCCCGGGGTGCCGCCCGGGATGCGGCGGAGGCCATGACCCAGAAGATGCTTATCGACCGGTACGGCCAGCGGTGACGCCCGGCGGGGCACCGGAGCAGGTGCCGACGGTGACCGTGCCCGCTCCGGTGCAATGGCAGATCAACACCGGACGTGCGCCGGACGGGCAGCCTGTCTGCCAGTTGGTCCTGATGCAGGGCCAGTTGACCGCGCTGCTCATGCTGCTGCCCGCCGACATGACCCGGTTGGCGCAGCAGATGGCCGATGAGGCCCGGCAGGCCGGCACCGGGCTGATCCTGCCGAGCGCGATCATCGCTAACGGAAAGGCAGGCTGAGTCATGGCTCTCGCCCGGCCCTACAAGGTGGGCGTGTTCGACACGTCAGTGTGGCTGCCCACGGGCGCCACCGTGACCACGACTACGACCACCCCGATCCTGTTCTGCTCCACCTCGGCGAACAGTGATCTGAACATCTCCGCCATGCGGATCGGGATCCTCGGCGCTGCGTCGTTCCCGAGCAACGCCTCGGTCGTGTTCAGCCTGAACACGGTGACCGGCACGAAGGCCGGCGGCCAGGTCGCAACGCCGACCCAACAGTCCGGCATCGCGAAGGCGACCCTGGCCACCTGGTCCACGGCGGGCGGTACGACCGCTACGGCGATCACTGGCCTGACCGCCACCACGGAATGGTGGGCGATGCCGGTGCCCTTCACGGCCGGCTCGGACTACGGCGAGTGGAAGACGCCCACCTTCGAGATCAACTGGCCGGTGTCGGGGCAGTTCGCGCTGTGTGTGACGGCATCCAGCGCGGGCACCGGCACGACGTTCTTCGGTGCACTGGAGTACACCGAATAGCGACCAACCGCATCACCACCACCGCCTGGACCGTTTGGCCATGTCTGATCGAGGAGGGGGGCGTGCGCGGCATGAGCTTCGGCACGAATGACCAGCGGACACTATGGCCGGCCTACATCTACCCGGACTGGTGGAACGGCGACGCTTCGGCGTGGGCACGGTTCGGCGATTATGCCAGCGTAGGTGCCGACCGTGGCGGATCGATGGCGGTGATGAATCCGGCCAGCGGCCCGGGGTCGGCGTCGGTTCTGGATTACACGGCGGCCGTGAACTACGCCCGCGCGGCTGGGCAACGGGTCGTCGGATACGTCCACACCTCCTACGGCGCCCGGCCACTGGTCGATGTGAAGGCGGAGGTGGACGCCTACTACGGGTGGTACCCGGTGGACGGGGTGTTCGTGGATGAGATGTCCACCGACTCCGTGACACAGCCGTACTACCGGGACCTGTACACCTACATCCGCACCAAGCCCGGCCAGCACGTCGTCGTGGGGAACCCCGGGACGGCGGCGGCCACGGATTGGCAGGTGAAGACCACCACCAAGGTCGCCGACAGTATCGTCCTCTTCGAGGATGTCCAGGCCGTGTACTCGACCTGGACGCCGCCGGCCTGGGTCGCCAGCTATCCGGCATCAACGTTCGGGCACCTCGTCCACGGCGCGACGGATCTCGCCGCGGCGGTGGCGCATTCGAAGACCACGAACTGCGGATGGCGGTACGTCACCGATGACGTGATGCCGAATCCGTGGGACACGCTGGCATTCTGGCCGGCGCAGGCAACGCCGTAAGGAGGACGGGTGGCTCTCAGCCTCGCGCAAGGCTTGCAGCTGGTCGCGGCCACAGGGTTCCGTGCGCGGGTGCGGGTGGCGATGGTCCGTGCCGCGGTGGCGGTGTCCACCGAGGTGATCGGCAGCTTCACGCAGCAGGCGTGGGTGAAGCGTCGGCAGTTGTCGACCCAGGTCCTGAATAAGCCGGATACATGGCTGGACGCCTTCCTCGCTGCTGTTGCGGCTGACCCGAATAACTCGTTGTCGTGGTTCGCGCCGGTCAATATCGCATCGTCAACGAACGCGAACCCGATTGTCATCACAACGGCAGTCGCGCACAACCTGACTACCGGCGATGTCGTGGAGAACGCGAACCATTCGGTCAACACCAATGCGAACGGGGTGTGGCCTGCGACCGTGCTGACCAGCACGACGTTCTCGATCCCACAGGTAGGCAATGGGGTGGGCTTGGCTACGGGAACCATACAGAAACAGGAGACCGACGCGAATATCGTGTTCACGGTGAACTCGGTGTTCTCCGCGCAGGCCGGTCTGTTGCCGGGGGAGTGATCGGTGTCCTCGACCATCCAGCTCGCGGCGTACCGCGGCGTTACCACAGTGATGACGACCGAACTGGATGCACTCGGTTCCGGTACCGGCAAGGCGATCTCCGCGGCGGTCGACAACTCGGTGAACCTGGACCTGTTTGCCGACCTGGAGTTGGCCGTGGATTTCGTGTCCGCGCCGACCGTGGGTGGGCTGATCGAGGTATACCTGCTGCCATCCATCGATGGCGGCACCACCTACCCGGACGGCTCGGGCAGCATCCTGCCGCAGTCGGCGCTGTTCGTCGGCGGCTTCGCGGTGCGGGCCGTGACATCCGCGCAGGTCATGTTGCTGCGGGGTGTGCCGCTGCCTCCGGGCTTCTACAAGTACGAGGTGCAGAACACCACCAACCAGCCGTTCCCCGCGTCGGGTAGCACGCTGCGGCAGAACACCTACCAGTTGATGAGCGTCGGCTGATGCTGGCCGTCGTCCCCCGCGCTGCGGTCGGCCGCATGATCAAGCCGCGGTCGGTGGTGCGGGGGCTGGCGTCGCGGCTGCCGTGGGCGTGGGACGGCCTGTGCTTCGCCGTTCCGCTGCACCAGACCTCCTACGAGGGCCTACGGGACGTGGTCGGCGGTGAGGTATGCACGCTGAACAACCCGTCCAACTTCACGCCGGGGTTCGGCTGGCAGGAGGACGACCAGGGCAACCCCGTCGGGTACTTCACCGCGACGGACTACGGACAGTACCCGGACAGCCCGGTGCACGACCGGCCGGCGGCCGCGATCACGGCTCATGTGCGGATGCAGTATGTCAACCAGGGCGACCCGTGGGGCGGCTACTTCTCCAATCCGCACACCGACGGCGGCCCGCTGTACGACACGTGGAGCATCCAGGACAACGGCGACGGCGCCTACAAGCCGTACTCCGAGTTGTCGATTTCCGGCGCCGAGTACTTCCTGTCCTCCACTACTGCGGTATCCGCCGCGGCCGGGCAGTATTTGAACATGTTCCTGCGGTGGCAGTCCGGGGCGGCGCCTCGGCTGGACGTGTACGGCACGAAAGGCGACCTGATCTCCTCGACCGTCTACGGCTCGACGATCTCCGGGACGTTCACCTACAACCCGGGGCAGGGGATCCGGCTAAACGCGATGGAATCCACGTCCGGCAACGGCTTCTCCCGCTATTCGCAGGCGATGGTGTGGTCGCGGTATCTGTCGGATACCGAGGTCGGGCTGCTGATGGCGGACCCGTACGGCTGGTACTCGCCGCGGCGGGAGACGCTGTCGGTGGCGTCACCGTTCCCGATCGCCGCTGTCACATCGTCGGGCAGCATCCAGGGCGTAATCCCGGTACTGCGGCGGATGGGGCACCTGTGAACGGCGGGAGAATCTGATGGGCGACCAGAAGATCATTCTCCCTGCCGATAGCGTCGGCAAAGCGATCCACACACGCGAGATCACCGTCTCCGGGCCGGGTGTGGTGCAGGAGCAGTACGTCATTCCCATCAGTGCCCGCCTGAACACGGGCGTGTTCCGGTCTCACACAGGCGCGCATGTGATCCTCGCCGCCGCCCAGAACGGCACGAGTACGGGGTTCTGGTGGCTGTACAACACCAGCAGTACTGTCATCGGCGGATTGCGGCGGGTGCAGTTCATGTCGCAGCGCGGCAGCGCGCTGGCCACTCCGACCTCGCCGCGGATCATCTTGCAGCGGTTCACCTTCACCGGCACCCCCGCCGGTACGGCGATCACCCCGGCAAAGACCGATACGGGATTCGCCGCCGCGGTACTGTCGCTGCGCTCTACACAGGTCACGTCGGTGGTGACCCTCACCGACCAGTTCATGGCGTTCTTGCCGTGCTCGGATATCACTGCCACTGCCGGCGGCACCGCTCCGGCGTGGGGTGACTGGGTGCCGGACACCGAGGACGGGGAGATCCTGCTGCGGCAGAACCAGGGTGTGGTGTGCTGGCAGGCCGACGCCGGCAGCACTTCGGACACGCGGAGGTTCGTGACGAACCTTGCCTGGTCTGAATTTACAGTGCCGTAGGATGGCGCCATGAACACCATTGATTTGCCGCGTCAGCGGATCGTCTATTGTGGAGTAGCAGACCCGAATCTGGAGCCGCCGGCCGCATCCGACGGGCGATTCGGGGACTTCGACGTCTATGTCAGGCGAGTGGGTGACCGCTATGAGCGGTGGCTATATATCGCGGGCGGTTGGGCATTGCCGGCCAATCCGGCGAATCCGCACCTGGGGTGACGGGCAATCGCAGTAACGCCCCCGCGTGGGTCTGAGTCCCATGGGCGGCTCGTGCTGATCATCCCGTAAGGGGGCGGGCCGGTGTCGCTCGTCCCCCTCGCCGAGTTCGCGTTCACTTCGGCGTGGCCGCCACCGATCTCGCCGGTCCTCATCGCCTACGCCGAATCCTCGTGGACGACCGGCACCACCAAGACCACCGGCACCCTGACGTGGCGGGCTGGCGACCAGTTCTTCGTCCTCGGTGTCACCACCGACAATGCCACCGCGGCGTTGGCGACTCCGACCGCGACCGGGTTGACGTTCACGCCGGTCTCGGGCACCCCGACCAACGTCGCTAGCTCCTGCAAGGGCTATGCGTGGGTTGCGACCGCCGCGACGGACCAGCTGACACCGACGGCGGTCTCGGCTGTAGCGTCCGGCGTCAACGGGACGCATTCCGGCATCGCAGTGTGGCAGTACCGGGCGTCGTTGGGCCTGGGGAACGTCGCCGTCGATGTGTCCGGCGCGAAGACCGCCGCGCTGGGCCGGCAGCTCGACCGGTCCGCGGTGGTGGGCCTGTCCGCCGACTGGTCGGCTGCTGTGACCACCGGTTTCGCGTTCGCTCCCGTGGCGGGCGCGACGAACCGCGAGGCCACCCAGGACGGCTCCAGCTACACCATCTACGTGGCGGACTGGCCCGATCAGGGCACCAGCTCGCCACCGACGACGGCGTACGGCATCACCGGCACGGCGTCGGTCGGTACCCACACCAAGGTCGTCCTCGAGGTCCTGGGCTCGGCCGCCGGGCCTGCGGGGCGGTCGCTGGGTCGGCCGGTGCGGGCGCAGCCTGCGGCAGTCCGCGGCGGCCGAGTTCAGTTCCGCGCGGGAGTTCTGTCGGTCGTCGCTCCCACGTCCGGGCCGCCCGTTCGTCCGCTGGACGGCCCGGTCCGGTCACCGGTTCCGACTGTCCGCGGCGGCCGGTCCCAGTCCCGCGCTGGCGTCCTGGCCGCAGCACCGACCAGCGGGCCGCCTGTCCGCGCTCTTGACGGCCCTGTGCGGGCTCCGCAACTGCCCGCCCGCAGCGGGGTCGCGGATGGCCGCGCCGGGACGCTGGCTATCTCCGGCCCGCCGGTGCGCGCCCTGGACGGCCCGGTTGCCGCGTCGGTCCGGGTGCTCTCCCAGCGGGGGCGAATCGCCAACTACGATGGATCCTTCGGCGGTGCCGGTCCTGCGGTTCGGCCGCTGGACGGTCCAGTTGCCGCCCCGCGGCCGGCACCAGCCAGAGGTGGCCGTGTCGCCAGCCGGGCCGGCTCGTTCACCGCAACGGCGCCGACCTCCGGTCCCCCGGTGCGTCTGCTTGACGGGCCGGTGCAGGCACGGTGGCTGCCCACTCGCGGTGGGCGCACCGGCGACATCGCCGGGCCGTATGCGGGAACCGGCCCTGCGCTTCGACCGGCCGCCGGTCCGGTCCGGGCGCAGGCCCAGCCGGCCCGCGGTGGCCGGGTGCTCCACAGGGCTGGGGTCGCCACCGCGGTGGCCCCGCAGGTTGGGCCACCGGTCTACCCGCTGGGTCACCCGGTCCAGGCCCGCAGGCTCCCGGCCCGCGGCGGGTGGACGCTGGACCGACCCGGCATCTACGCCGGGACCGGCCCGCAGGCGCCGCAGCTGCGGCAGCCGGTGGCTCGAGGCCGGCAGCAACCACCGCCTCCAGCGCGCGGCAGGATTCAGTCGCAGGACGGCACGCGCAGCGGGCTCGGGCCGCCGGTCCGTCCGCTGCGGGGACCGGTCCGGGCTCGACTTCCCGGTCCGGTGCGCACCGGACGCGCCGACTCCACGCTGTTGCCCGCCGTTGCCGTGCTGGTTACCTCCGGGGCTGGCGTGACCGGCGTCGGGCCGGGTGGCGGGTACACCGCAGGTGGCGGTACGCCGTCCGCGACCGGCGCGGGCGCGGGCAGCACCACCGGGATCTCGGCCGGCCAGTCCAGGACGGAGGCGCCGTGGCAGTCGTCGTCGGTGACCGGCCCAGCCTGACCTACACCCTGCGCGACCCGGTCACGGGCGCACTGGTCAACGGAACCGTGGTGTGCACGGTTACCAAGCCGGACGGCAGCGCGCCGAGCCCGCCAGCCGTGGTCAACGACGGCGTCGGCCTGTACCACGCGCAGATCACCGTGGACCAGGCCGGGCTGTGGCGCTGGACGTTCACCGCCTCCGGTGCGGTGATCGACACCACTGACGGGGCGCTGTACGTGTGGCCGGTCGGGCAGGCGCTGCCCTGGGTGCCGAGTCTCGCCCAGGTTGCCGGGTACGTGCCGTCCCGGACGGTGCCGATCGACACCGCGATGGACAACCCGCTGGACACGTTCACCGACGCCACCGTGCCGGACGCCAGCCAGGCATACGACAAGATCACCGCGGCTGTCGGCTGGGTGACGACCAAGGTCGGCGCCGTGCACGCCTCGCTGTACCAGCAGGCCAGCGATGTCGCGGCGATGCGCGCGGCCGGCCTGATCGAACTGTCCTACCCGATCCGGGACGCGGACGTGGCCGTCGGCCAGAACTGGCTGGACGAGGCGGAAAAGGCCGTGGCGGCTCTGCTGACGGCGAACAGCAACGTCACCGGCACCGACCCGGAGGAAGTCCTGCCGGTCTGGTCCTTCCCCGTCCCGGTCGCCTACGGCGACCTGAACCTGTAGGGGGAGGGGCCGTGCCGGACGGGATCCGCGTCAACTTCGACCAGTCCGCGTTCGAGCGATGGGCGAACGACCCGACCGGACCGATTGCGCGTCACCTAGACAACCTCGCGCAGGTCGGCGCGCGGGAAGCCGTCCGGCTCGCCCCGGAGTCCCCGGCCGGCTCCGGTGGCCGGCCGGCTGGCTGGCTCAAGCGGCATATCGGGTGGCGGTCGGGCCGGGACGCCCGAGGGATCTACGCCGACATCTACGCCGACGCGCGCACGCCGCAGGGCCACGACTACGGCCTGGACGTGGAGCTCGGCACCAAGCCGCACCTGATCATTTCGCACGGCAACTACCCGCTGCGGAATCGCCGGACCGGGCAGGTCTTCGGCCGGATCGTGCACCACCCCGGCACCAAGCCACAGCCGTTCCTGCGGGGCGCGCTGGAGTACCTGCGGGGCATCGGCCGGTAGAGCCCAAATCCCTCCGCTCCCGTTTGAGGGGAGCGGAGGGATTCATCCCACAGGGGAGGCCGGTGCCCACGGGCCGACTGGCGCGCTATGCGTTAGCGCAGGCGGAGCAACTACGGCACGAGCGTACCGCCATTGGGGGTTAGCGATGCGTTACGACGCGGAGGGTCTGGTCCGGGACTGGGTCAACACCAACTCCGGGCTAGCCGGCGCCGGGCAGCCCCTGCCCAAGGGTGCGCACCTGCGGCGGCTGCGCGGGCCCTACCAGGGTGCCTACCTGCTGCTGTCGGTCATCGGCGGGGCGGCCGAGCTGACCCCCGAGAAGCCGGCCCACCGGGCCCGGGTCTCCGGGCAGATCTACGGCATCAACAAGGAGGGCGCCGCCGCGGCGGCGGTCGCCTATGCCAGCGCGCTGGACACGTTGCTGCGCGGAGTGCCGGTCGCCATGGGCGCCGCCACCTGCCTGTGCGCCACCGATGTCACCGGCCCGTCCTACGCGCCCGACGTGGACGAGGAACGCTACCTCGTGGACGCCGACTTCTACCTCGCCTGAGGGGCGAGCCCAACTCGAGCCTCGAGGAGGCAGCCATGGCGGACACCCCGACCGTCGCCGAGCAGGTCGTTCCGGATGACCAGTTGCCGCCGGAGGCGGTCGAGCGGCGGAACGCCCAGAAGATCGAATACGGGACCTGGGTGGCCACCTCGCAGATCTGGGCCGGCAACGCGCTGGCCTACGACGTGGGGCACCCGGTGCCGGTCTCCAATGTCGAGCGGCACGGCTACGACAAGATGGGCCTCGTGGCCAAGCGGGACTCTAAGGCCGGCAAGGCCATCCTCGCCGCGCTCGGACAGGAGGTCTGAGGCATGCCCACTACGGCAACGCCCGTCCTGCTTCTCGACCCGGGCTACCTGTTCGTGGCGCCGTTGCTGACCGCCGAGCCCGCCAACACCGTAGCCGGCTCCAAGTTCACCGACGCATGGCCGGGCGCCTGGGTGTCCATCGGCGCCACCGACGACGGCTCCACCTTCAGCTATCAGGTCACGCTGGAGGCGGTCAGTGTCGCCGAGTTCTTCGACCCAATCGCGTGGCGCACGACCAGCCGGCAGGGCAAGTTCAGCTTCGCGATGGCAAGCTGGGCGCTGGCCAACTGGAAGATCGCCGCCAACGGCGGCACGCTGACCATCGTGTCCGGCACCGGCGCCACCCAGCTCAACAAGTTCGAGTTCCCCGACCCCGGTTCCGAGGTCCGGCAGATGCTCGGCTGGGAGTCGCTGGACAGCACCGCGCGGCTGGTCATCCGGCAAGCCATCAACGGCGGCAACATGGAGTCCAGCTTCAAGAAGGCGCCGAGCAAGGCGCTGATCCCGTGCGAGTTCCAGTTCGAGGTGCCGGCCGCCGCGAAGCCGTTCACGTTCTACACCGCTGGTACCACGAGGGCCTGACATGGCGAACCTCGGCAGCTTCGGCACGGCCCGCGAGACGGACAACGACACCTTCACCTACTTCGACACCGAGATCCGGGTGCACCCCGCGCTGTCCGACCTGGCGCTGCACGACTTCATGGAGCGCGCGGCCCACATCGACGAGAACGACCCGGGCGCCTGGACGCTGGTCAAGGACTTCATCCGCGAGCAGATCCACCCTGACGACTTCGAGAAGTTCTGGTCGCTGGCCCGGGCCAACCGGCAGCAGACCGAGGACGTGATGGCGGTCGCGAAGGGCCTGTATGCGGCGGTGACCGGCCGCCCTACTGGGCGACCGTCCGCCTCGCGGGCTGGGCGGTCACGCACGAGGCGGAAGTCCGCGGCCGGCTCCTCCTCGCCGGTCATCGACCGGCTGGCCGGGCGGCCGGACCTGCAACTGGCCGTCGCGCAGGCGCAGGCCGAGCAGGCCGCGACCGGTTCTGCGGGCTGAGCCTGGCGGAGGTCTGCGACGTGGCGTACGTCCTGCTGGCCGACCGGCTGCGCGCGCAGGTGCTGGCCGACCGGCAGATCGCCGGGGCCCTGCTGGCCGCCGGCGCGCAGGACGTGGAACTGCCCGACCCGGATGAGGTGGCCGAGCGGTTCGACGCGATGCTGGCCGAGGAACCGCGCCGGATCGACCCGGAGCAGGCCGAACTCGCGCGAGCGCTGGGGGTGGCCTGAGTGGTTACCCTCGGTGAGGCTTTCGTTAGAATCCGGCCCGACCTGACCGGGTTCGGCCCAGAGTTGAAGGCCGCACTCGAGCGAAACCCGCCGCAGGTCAAGGTCCGCGTCGATCTGGACACCGCCAGACTGCCGGCGCAGCTCGCTCAGGTCAGGGCGATGTTGCGGGACGTGGGCCGGCAGAGGATCACCCTCGACGCCGACACCGGCGGGGCGACGGCCCAGATCGCGCGGGTGAAGGCCGAACTGCGCGAGGTGGACGGCCGGACCGCCCGCGCCCGCGTGGACGTGAACGTGGACGGCGCGCTGCGCGGCATCGCTCTGGTCACCGCGGCCCTGGCCGCGGTGACCGGGTTGGCCGTCGGCGCCGGGCTGGCGGTGGGCGTCGGCGCCATCGCCGGGGCCGGCATCGGTGCCGCGGTGGCGGGGCTGGCCGGCATTGGCGTCGCGGTCAAGGCGCTCGGCGACGCGGAGAAGGGTGCCGGCGAGCAGGCGGCCCAGGCCGCCCAGCGGCAGTTGAGCATGGCCGGGGCGATGGACCGGGTGCGGGACGCCCAGGCCAGCCTGCGCAACACCCAGGCATCCGCGGCCGACGCCGTCCGGCGGGCCGCCGACCAGGAGGCGAGCGCGCAGCGGGACCTGGTCACCGCGCAGCGCGCCGTCAACACCGCCCGGGCCGAGGCGGCCGCCCAGATCCGCGACCTGATCCGGCAGCAGCAGGTACTGGCCCGGCAGTCGGAGGACCTGGCCGCCGCTCAGCGCGGCTCGCTGCTGGACATCCGGCAGGCGCAGGAGGACCTGGACCGGGTCCGCGCCGATCCGCACGCCACCCAGTTGCAGCGCGACCAGGCGCAGTTTGCCTTCGACGAGGCGGTCCGGCACAACAAGGACCTGAAGCGGCAGGCGGCCGACCTGACCGCGCAGCAGAAGCAGCTGGCCGCCGAGCGGGCCGCCGCGAACCGGCGCGGCATCGAAGGATCGGACCAGGTCAGGGCCGCGCAGGCTCGGGTTGTGGTGGCGCAGCGGGCGGTCAGGGATGCCGCCCTGGCCGCCGCCGCGACACAGCGGCAGGCCGCGTTCCAGGTGGCGCAGGCGCAGGGCCAGGTCGTGGACGCGCAGCGCGCCGTGCAGGCCGCGTCGATCTCGGCCGGCACGGTCGGCCAGTCCGCCATGGACAAGATCGCCGACTCGATGCGGCAGTTGTCTCCTGCCGGACAGGAGTTCGCCCGATTCCTGCGCGGCTTCATCGACGGCCCGGTCCGGGACCTGCGGATGGCGACCCAGACCGGTCTGCTTCCGGGGTTGCAGGCCGGTCTGGCGTCCCTCGGCCCGGTGATCGCCAAGAACCTGCCCGCGTTCCAGGCGTTCGCGAAGGTGCTCGGGCAGGCGCTCGGTGGGCTGATCACCACGGCCGGCAAGCTGACCGCCCCGTTCCTGAAGCTGGCCACCGTGGCGCTGCAGGGGCTCGCGCCGCTGGAGGGCATCCTCGGCCAGTTCGCCGACGACTTCGGCAAGATGGTGGACCAGGTCGTCGGGGATGGCTCGCTGCAACGGTCCATGGGCGCGCTGGTGGACCTGTTCCGGCAACTGTTGCCGATCCTGCCCACGCTGCTGCCGCTGTTCGTGCAACTGGCCAGCGACGTGCTGCCGCCGCTGGCGGACCTGTTGGTCGTGCTGCTCCCGCTGATCGCCGACCTCGCCGTTGCGTTCGGCCCGGTCCTGGTCGACGCGTTGCGACTAGTCACGCCGCCGCTGCGATGGTTCGGTGACTTTGCCCGCGATCATCCGGCACTGGTCCGTGACCTGGCCATTGCCATAGGGCTCGTCGCAGTTGCTGTGAAGATATGGGCGGAGCGACAGGCGATTCTGAACGCCGCGTTGAAGGCGTGGGCCATCATTCAAGGCATCCTGAATATCGTTTTGGCCGCTAACCCGATCGGCCTGATCGTCATCGCCATTGCCGCGCTGGTTGTCGCGTTCATCTACGCCTGGCAGCACAGTGAACGGTTCCGCAACATCGTTATCGGCGTGTTCCTGGCCGTGGACCGGGCGAAACAGATCGTCATCGACGCTATCCGGACGGTCGCTCGGGTTTTCGGGGAGATTCCCGGCGCAGTTGCGGACGCTGGCCGATGGGTGGGCCGCAAATTCGGCGACATCATCGGATTTGTCAGAAGCCTACCCGGCCGATTCGCCCAGGCCGGGCGCGGTATCTGGGACTGGCTCAAGGCCGAGTTCCTCGGGGCAATCAACTGGGTGATCACACAGTGGAACTCGCTCCATTTCGACGTGCCCGCGATCAAGCCATTGTTCGGGCCGACCTGGGGTGGTTTCAGTATCGGCGTGCCACCTATCGCCCCGATCCATCTCGCGGCCGGGGGTATTGTCGGTGCCCGGCCCGGAGGGGTGTTCGCCAATATCGCCGAAGGTGGCCGGGACGAGGTCGTCTCGCCGCTGAACGGGCCGGGCGGGCTGGAGGATTCGCTGTATCGGGCCATGACGCGGGCGCTGAACGACGGCTACCTGCGGCTGGAGCCGCGCGGTACCGAGGTGCTGGCCAGGCTAGTTCGCAAGGGTGAGCTCAGCCTGTCCGGGCTCTGACCTAGCCGCTGGCGGTCCGCTGCACCTTCACGATCTTGCACTTGGTCCACTTGCCGCTGGTCGAGCCGGTCAGGTTCACCACCGCGCGCTGCTTCGGCTCGATCGCCTGAGTGAACGCGACACCCGTCCCGACGTGGGTTCCGTCGGCGGCAACGAACACCACATCGACGACGTAGTCAGACCGTTTGCTGCTGTGGTTGACGATGGTGATCTTTCCTGTCGCAAGGCCGTAACCGCTGTCGGCACAACCGGCGATCTTGACATCAGCGGACGCGTCCTGCGACCCGACGCCCTTGTCGATGGTGGCGGTCGGTGCCGGCCGGCCGGTGCCGGTGTCCTCGCACGCTGCGGCTCCGCCGAGCAGGAGCAGGCAGAGCACGGTCGCGACGGGTGAGCGCATGTGGCAAGGATGTGGCCAGCCGACCGGTATTGTCCAGTCCGGGCCGGCCGCGGCGCCTACACCCCTGTTGCAAGCGTTGCGAGTGTTGCCATGGAAGGGGCGAGCCCACCCCGTAGCAACACCCGCAACGGAAGCAACACCCCTACGGGGGGCTGGATTCTGCCCGGACGGGTACGGAGGTGAGCGGTGGCGCTGTTCTCCCTCGCCGTGCAGGACGGCACCCCGGTGGCCCTGCCGCCGCCCGGCAACGGGTTCTCCGAGACGAGCAAGAAGATCGGCGGCATGCAGACCACCCTGGGCGGGGCTCAGATCCAGCAGACCACCGCGGTCAAGCGGGAGTGGCGGCTGCCCTACAAGCACCTGACCGACGCCCAGTACCTCGGCCTGCTGGCCTTCTTCGACGGCACGCTCGGGCTCGGGCCGTTCGAGCTGCGCAAGACCGGGGACACCACGGTCCGGCTGGTCAACGTCGTCGAGTTGACCAACAGCGTGCCGATCGTCGGTTCGCACAACTGCGACCTGACGCTGGTCGAGGTATGAGAGGTCGGGTGATCCCGTGGCCGTGACCGCCTCGGTGCGGGCGACCTGGTCCGCCACCCAGACCGCGGCGCTGGACCTGGGCACCGCGAAGGCGCCGGCCGCGCTGGACCTGCTGACCTCGTTCCTGTCCGGCACCGCCGCCTACCAGGCCGACCTGCACTGGACCGACAGGCGGACCCTGACGGCCAGCGCCAGCGAGAACCTGGACCTGGCCGGCGGGCTCGTGGACCCGTTCGGCGTGACGATCACCTTCGCCCGGGTGCGCGCGTGGTTCGTGGCCGCCGACATCGCCAACGCCAACACCGTCGTCGTCGGCGGTGCTGCGTCGAACGCCTGGGCGACGTGGTGCGGCGCGACCACGCACACCGTCACCATCCGACCAGGCGGCATCATCCTGTTCGTGGCGCCGGATGTGACCGGCTACGCCGTCACCGCCGCGACGGCCGACCTGCTGAAGATCCTGAATGGCGGGGCTGGCACCAGCGTGGTTTACACTGCCGGGTTCCTCGGGGCCTCAGTCTGATGCAGGCCGTCTCCGACGCCTACGCCAGCCAGCTGGACCGCGGCGAGCAGGCGCCCGTCGGCGTGATCACCTTCGACTGGTGGCGGTGGAACACCCAGCACCTGCCCGCCGTCGTCGGCACGCCGACCCACGCTCCCTCGATTCTCGCGCCCGCCACCTCGATCACCGTCGCGGTCCCGGACAAGGTCAACACCAATGATGTGCTGATCGCGTACCTGTACCTGGAGACCACCAATGCGGTGACCGCGCCGACCGGATGGACGCTCAAGGACACCGTCTCGGTGGCCGGTGCCGAGGCGCACACGCTGCGGGTGTTCTGGCATCGCGCCGGGGCTGCCGAGTCCGGCACCTATCAGTTCTCGTGGACCGGCGCGGCGAACTGCGAGATCCTCATCTGCCGGTACACCCTCATCGTCACCCAGGGTGATCCGTTCGACGCCACGAACACCGCCAGCCGGGCCTCCGACCTCGCGACCACCCCGGCCGTCTCGGTCACCACCCTCGGCAAGGACCGACTGCTGTGCTGGGCCGCCACCGCCTTCAACGGCGGCGCGTTCACCGGCCCGCCCGGGTTCACGGTGAACTCCAGCTCGACGTTCCTGATCGCCACGGCCCACGCCGCGCAGACCGACCCGGGCGGCACGGGATCGCTGGTCGGGTCCTACACCTCCTCCAGCTTCTCCACGGCGTGGGTCGGCGCGCTGATCCCCCGGCCGGTGCCGCCACCGGTCGCGGTGAACTTCTCCGAGGTCTCCGTTGACCGGTCGATCTCCGGCGGGCTGCCGCCCGAGGTGACCCTGACCACGGGCGTCTCCACGGCCACCGCCACGATCACTCTGACCGGGATGCCCACCGATAACGCGCAAACGGCCGGCGTGCTGTACTCCCCGTACCAGCCGGCCAACACCGGAGTCCCGGTGGAGGGCGCGCCGGTCACAGTCAAGCTCGGGCAGACCGTGAACGGCATCCCGGAGACGTTCACCGTGCTGGACGGGCAGGTCCGCGACATGCAGGTCGCGGCCGGCTCCGACGGCACCCGCGGCTCGGTGCAGGCCGTGGACCAGCAGCGGCGGTTCAAGTTCGTGCCCAGATTGGATCAGATGGTCGGCAACGACCCGGTGATCCCCGGGTCGGGGCTGCCATTCCGGCCCGGACTGGACGTGCAGCGGATTGTGGACGAGGTCGCCCGGCAGGCCGGCTACTACGCCAGCCCGCCCACCCGCTCACTCGCGATCATGTCCGCCACCCTGCACGGGTCGGCGTGGCCCGAGGTGGGCACGATCCGCACGGCCGCCTATTGGGACGGCTCATCCACTTCCACCGCCTTCCCGGTCAGGTTCGCGCCGGCCCGGTTCGCACTCGGCACGGAGGACCAGCCGACGAATCTGGCCGGTCCGCAGAACTATGCCCAGTGGTTCTTTACCGTCAGCCAGACCCAGAACAACGGGCAGACGATGTTCTGCGAGGGATGGGTCTATCTCACCCCGACTCTCAACGACGACGTGCACGCCGTTTATGACACGACCGGCACTTCACGGCGGATCTTCCTCCGCGCCGACGGGGCCGGGCACCTCGGCCTGCACTGGTCCCGTGATGGCACCACTTTCGCGGACTCGTTCCCGGCCACCGCCAGGATCACCGCCAGCAAGTGGTACTACGTCGCTTGGCACATCACCTACGGCGCGTCCACGACGACAGTCCGCATCCGGGTGGACGGCGATACTGACACCCTCACCCCGGCCACTCCTTCGGCTTATTCAGCTCCAGCCCTCGGCAGTCTCGCGGTGTACAACCACGGCCACGAGGCCGTGCAGGTCACAACGGAACAGTTCAGTTCCGCGATGTTCAACGACGCGTTCAAACCGAATGCGGTCATCGAGCCGGGACTGTCGGAACTGGTGGCGATGCCGCCATTGGCTGCCGGCACGACCGGCCAGCAGATTCTGCAGGACATCGCCACCGGCACGGCCGGGGTTGCGCTGCTCGACGAGCCGGGGCTGTTCCGGTTCTGGAACCGGCAGCACTGGGCGACCGCGCCGGCGGCGGCCACGATCCAGCGGACGCTACGGGCGACGGTGCCGCTGAAGTCCGCCACCGTGCAGCAGACCGGCGACCGGATCCGCACCATCGTGCGCGCCACGGTCACCGCCTACCAGATCACCGCCGCACTGGTGATCTGGTCGCTCGGAGAATACCTGACCGTCCCCGGGCACGGCTCAGTCGTGCAACTGGTGGATCTCGGGGCGAACCAGGCGTACCAGGTGGACACGGCCACCGGGATCATCCCGACCGGCGGAGCACTGATCAACGGCCACTCCGGGTACCGGGCGGCCCGCCGGCAGGACGGCACCGGCGGGGAGATCACCAATCTGGGCATGGTCGTGGAACCGGCCGCGAATCAGATCCGGATCACGTTCAGCAACCCCAACGGCTTCGACGCGTGGCTGGTCACACCCTCGGCGGGTTACCCGGCTGGCTCCGTCGGGATGCCTGCGGCGGCGGTCGTCGGCCGCTACATCACCACGGCCAGCACGGCGCCCGACACGGGCGCGTCGGTCGCCTCCTCCGCTGTCATGGTGGAGTGGCGCGACGAGCAGGCCATCGCGGATCTAGGTGGCGCGCCGGATGGGGAACGGGCCGTGGAGTTGTCCGCGTCGCCGTGGCTGCAGAACACCGATGACGCTAACCGGCTGGTACGGGACGTTGGCTATAGCGTGTCGCGACCCTGCCCGCAACTGTCCGCCGTGCAGATCCTCGCCGACCCGGCGCTGCAACTGGGTGATCTGGTGCTGGTGCAGGACGACTCCGGAGCCACCGGCATCAACGACCCGTACTGGGTCACCGGGTCAACGCTGCGGCAGACCGCCACCGAGGCCACCCAGGATCTCGTACTGCGGCCCGTCGCCCCGCCCGGATCGGTGCTGTACCTCGATGTCGGCCTGTCCGCCCGG